GCTAAAATGATGCGCGAAATACCAGAAGACATCAATAGGTATGACTTTACTTATGCGTTCAGATTATTGTACGAGCAGAAGCTTGTCATGTATTTGAACAGCCAGAAAGAGCGACCTGAAGATTGGGTCGATTGGTCCGCGTTGGATCAGGAAAAGCCTAGTGAAATACAATTGAGTGCTGTAGCTCCTGCAAAGCCGGTTGTAGAAAAAGCGGATGCGCGAGCGTCGACGCCCAATCAACTACGTATTTTGCAGAGAGATGAAGAAGCACCTAGTAGTGTTTTAGTTCCTAAGTCGAAAGTGCCAGATGAAGAGAAGTTAGATTTGGTACTGGCTCAGAACACTGTGAAAACGTTACAGCAGAAACTGGCTGAAATGCAGAAAAAAGTTGAGCATGCTGAAAAGTTTTGTTCAGAAATTGCAAATCAGCTAGTTGCATCTGAGAAAGAAAAGGAGCATGAGGAAGAGAAATATCCTGAAGCTCCTTCTGAAGAACAGATGCAAGCGGCTTTAAGTAAGAATGCGAAGCGTAAGGCGAAGAAGCTGAAGAAGCAACTCGCAGCAGAAGCTCCCAAAGAGTCGCCTGCAGAAACGTCACAGGTTCCGATTGTCACCATCACGAAAGAGGAATATGATAAGTTCAAGAAATTGGAAGAATCACAGTCAAAAAACGTGAAGGTGTCAGCCAAGTCCCAGCTGACACAATCGAAGGGCGAGATTGGTTCTCAATAGAGGACACGAAGTTGAGTAGTTTAAGTGGACATCGAACAGAGCACAAATATTATAAGTGCCTCGATTTAACTGGAACGAACAACTTTGGTCCTCCAGATTTGAGTGCTAAAGCCGAAAGGCGCTCTTTTAATGTGCATTCTAAAATGTTCAATCACAGTGCTGAACCAGACGGATTAGTCAAGCAGAAATATCTGCAAATTGGCGAAAAGATGTATGCAGCATGCAAATGGACGCTACCAGATGATTTTCTTACGTATGCTCATGTGTACAGGATAGTCACTGAGGCGTCTTATGCGATTAGTGATAAGAACCCTGGTAGTCATTATACGAGAGATGGTTGTACCACAGTAAAAGATGTGATAGCTAAATATGGGGTTGATGCTATTGCTGATGCTGTGATGGAACAGATCTATCGTATGTTGGAAAAGCCAGTTGATGAATGCAAATATGAGAGTGATGCCCTTAGACTCTTTATCAAAGACCAGGCGCACAAGAGGTCGAAGATCGAGGAAGGAAGATTTAGAATTATCTTCGGAACCGGTCTTGTCGATCAGATGATTGACCGAGTGTTATACGGAAACATGTTGGTACTTGAGAATTTAAAATTCAAGGAACTACCGAATAAAGTCGGGTTTTCGTTCAGTAAGGGTCTCACTGATTGGCTTGTGCGCAGTTGTGGTGCTGACAACAAGAAGTGGGTTAGTTTTGACAAGAAAGCTAACGATTGGACTGTCGCCGGATGGCAGATGTTCTGGGCTCGCGAGCTCGATGAACGTCTGCTGGTGGAGACGAATGAGTCGAGAAAGCTTTTATGGCGAGAGTTATCATTACGACGTGAAACTGCTGTTGCTTATGGAAAGATTGCATTTAGCGACGGCACTGTCGTAAAGAAGTTATTACCTGGTATTATACCATCTGGTCGATTGCTGACGATAAGTCGCAATTGCAAAGTGGTTACCATGGAACGCATCTTGTATGATATCTCTCGCGGTGTCGAAACACACTGGCGCGATTTAATCTGCATGGGAGATGATTCTGTGCAAAAAGGGATCGACGATCCAGAACACTTCGTTAGATGGCAGAAAGAGAATGTTGGGTGTAATTATACAGTTGAAAGTGCGGTAGATTCATTTGACAAGATGAATTTCTGCAGTACAGAATTTAAGATGGATCCTGTAACCAAACAATGGGTCCCTGTACCTCTCAATTGGGAGCTCAACATGCACTCTCTCTGCCATTTGGAGAAAAAGAAAGTGAGGGAAGTGGCGTCTACCTTGCGCTCACTATGCTCACTCTATGTATACCATCCGAAGTTCGATGAGTTGTACAGATTAGCGCATAAGCTCGCATATGACGAAAGTCAAGAGTGGGTTCAGTTGCGTGAAATGCAATCCAACGATGAAGATGGAAGACAATGCATAGCTCCAATGTCTGTCGAGCATCTTAGAGGTATAATTACGGCAGCGGAAAGCGCTAGTGAC